GTTGGGTTCATTAGAGGTGGTTGTTCCTAGTAAAGTAGTTCCAACTCCAGAACCAACTCCTACTCCAACACCAGAACCCGAAAAGCCAGAGAAACCATCTCCAACTCCAGAGCCAGAAAAACCTGTGACTCCAGAGCCAACTCCGACTCCAGAGCCTACACCAACACCTACACCAGAACCAGTTCCAACTCCTACTCCAGTTCCAACACCAGAGGTTCCAACAACTCCTAGTGAGCCAATTGTACCAGCTATTCCAGAAACTCCAGTAGCACCAGAACCTCCAAAAGTAGAGGAACCTAAAGTAGAAGTTCCAGTAGTAAAAGAAGCTCCTAAGGGTATTTCAGATATTACTATTGACGGTAGTTCTTTGTATGGTAACCAAAACAGTAACCTAAGGGTAACTTTATTAAAAAACTAATTCAACACTTCAATTTGTCTTAATTAGAACGGTAACCTAAATCATATATATAAAGAAATTATACTAATATAGTATATATTAAATAAAGTATTGGTATAGAAAGGAAAATTATGCAAATAATAGAGTTTTGGTATATGTGTTTATCTGCAAATTCTTCTCAAGAATTACTAAATTTAGTAAAAAAACATAAATGGCACTTTGAACACTTGAAGCCACAAGCACAGGAGTATTTAAGGAATTTATATAAGATTTATAGAAAAAATGAAGAAGCTTTATATAAATAAAAACGGAGTAAAAATATGGGAAAAAAAATAGATGTCAATGAAATAGTAGATAAAAGATTTAAAAATAAAAATGATGAAGAATTTTATGTTATTAAGTATCTGTTTAAAGAAAAAACTAATTACTGCTATGATATTGAGTTTATTGAAACTAAGAATATTCAGATGGCTACTCTCAATCAAATTAGAAAAGGAACCTGCATAGATATAGTTCAAAGAAAGAAAATGAAAAGAATTCAAGAAGAGTTAAGGTTAAAAGAAAGAAATAGATTAGTGAAGCAACCTAAAAATCAAGTTTCTATCCCTTCTAATATCAAAAATATAAATGTTTTGAGTATCGATTTAGCTAGTAGATCAGTTGGTATTGCTTATTCTTGTAAAGGGAAAATTGTAAGATGGAAAACTATAAAAGCTGATTTAGAAGATTTTAGAGAAAGAGGATATCTGATTATTAATGAAATAGTAAAAGTGTTGGAAACTTCAAAAAAGATAAAAGGTGCAGCAATAGATTTAGTTATTGTTGAGGACACGTATTTAGGGTTGAATTCTAGTATATTATCGATTTTATCCGAGATAAGAGGAATGCTTACATACAATCTAAAAAAATTAAAAATAGATTTATTGTTAGTGCCAGCTGCGTTCTGGAAAAATAAATTTGATAATTTACCACTTGAGAGAAAAGAACAAAAAGAATTTATGATGAATAAATTTAGTGAGTTTACAGGAAAGATAGCAGATAGTGATGATGTTGCAGATGCTTATATGATGTTAAAAGCATGTTTAGGAGGATAAAAAATGAGTTTAGGAAAAAGAGTAAAAGAATATAGAGTAAATAATAATATAGATCAAAAGGAATTTGCTGAAAAAATTGATGTGACACAACCTTATTTATCACATTTAGAATCTGGAAAAGTTGAAGCTAGTGAAAGACTTAAAAATAGAATATTAAAAATTATTGAAAACGGGACTCAAGAAACTGTTGAAACTTCTGAAGTAGATAATGTAAAATCACCAAAACATTATATGCTTAGTGATTTAGGGATTGAAGTAAAAGATGTTATTTTTGAAGTTACAAAAGATATGAAAGGAAAAGAAGCTGTTTGTGTTGGAAATATTCTCAAATATGTTATGAGAGCTAGAAAGAAAAACGGAATAGAAGATTATAAGAAAGCTTATGAATATTTGGGTTATTTGTTAAAGGAGTGATTTTTATGAAAAAGATAAGAGTTACTCATAAAGATGGAGATATGCAAGGAATTACACTTATGTACTTAATTAATAAATACTTGAAAATTAATAGAGAATTATGGGATCAGGAAAATATGGTTCTAAATAGATATTATAAAGCTATATTGACTAGAACTATAAAATCTTCTGATAAAATCATTGATAAATTTAAGAATCAAATTAATTATAGAGTTGAAAATGAGGTTATCAAGATCTTAGATGAAGCATTTACTGATTGTGAGCATAAAGAAACAGGAGATAATTTAGAACTTCTTAGAACAATGTTTCTTGTAATTATGATGCTTGGAACTATCAATTCGCATAAAAGAAATATGATAGGAGTAGTTTTAAAATCTATGATAACCGATGTAGTTAATACATTTGAAGATTTTAAAACTATGTGGATTAGAGAAATTGATGATAGTGTTGTAAGACTGGAGGAAGGTGGTGCATGCTGATGATAAAGAATTATTTGCTGCTTTAGTTTTAGCTATTATTTCAAGGAGGAAGCCAATGAGAAAATTTAAAGGAATATATTTTTATATAAACAATTCAAGAGTTGAGAAAACTCAGGACTATGGAAATGATTTAGATAATGAAAGATATGATTTAGGGAATTATTTTTTATTTTCTGACGAAGCTAAGCAAGTTTTAGAATCTAAAGAATATCAAAACTTCTGGGAAAGAGTAAGAGCAGGAGAGATTGGAGGAAGAAGATGAGAGAGATTAAATTTAGAGTATATTTAGATAAAATGTATTATCAAAATGAGTATGTGGAGTATGATACAAATTTAGCAGGTATAGATTTTTTAAATAAAACTGTAACCTTTGCAGCATATACAGATGGCGAGGAAGCAGATAATCTTCAAAAATATTCTTTTGATGAAAACGATATTTTATATAAAAAAGACTTAAAGATAATGCAATATACAGGATTAAAAGACGAATATGGAGACGAAATTTATGAGGGAGATATTCTTTTTGAAAGTTTTGGAGAAAGATATTACAAAGTTGTTTTTGAAAATGGAAGTTTTAGAGCAGAATTTGAGGGAGATTTTGAAGAGTATTCTTTTGATTTAATTGATGTTGTTGCACAAGGTTATGAAGTTGTAGGGAATATTTATGAAAACCCTGAATTAATAATTGGAGGTAGTAAATGATTAAGAAATATGTTAAAAAGCCTGTTGAAGTAGAAGCCATACAATTAACAAAAGACAATATAATTGAAGTCTTAAAATATGTTGGAAAATATAAATATCTTTATCTTGAAAAAGATGAAGAAATAGTGAAAAGTATAATTGAAAAAGGCTACTTTGAATTTGAACTATATGATAATACCGATATGTATGAAGGAGTAGGATTTGGAGATTTTGTAGTAAAAGATGAATATTCTGAATATAGAGTTTTTGATGAAGATGAATTTAAAGAGTTATATGAGGAAGTGAGATAATGATTAAATATGTTGCAACTGTAAAAATAAAAGGCTTTGAATTAAACAGAACTATAAAAGCTGAATTACACAAGCCTTACTATATGACAGACGAAGAACTCGAAGAAGCTGAAAGAATGTTAAAAGCTGATTTAAGAGAGATTTATGGGAATAATATAGAAATATCTAATTATCATATAGGAGTGTGTGAAAATGGAGATTAGAGAGCCTAAAAATTTTGAGGACATATTAAATTTACAAAAAGAACTAGATAAAAAAATACACAGCATTAGACCAAGAGGATTAAAAGATATCAAAAAGTCTTTAATTGCAGAATGCATAGAATTTGACGAAGAAACACCACAAAGCCATAAAACATGGAAAAAGCATAATTACAATAAAGAAAAAGAATTAGAAGAACTAACAGATATATGGTTTTTCACTGCTCAAATGGTCAATTATTCTTATGATAATAGAGATATTACAACTCTTGAAAGAAAAGAATTATTTAAGTTTTTTGAAGATGATAATTTAGCATATAGTGGAGATATAACTATTCTCGATGTTATATGGGATATTAGAAGCCCAATAATGGACTATGATTTTTTAAAATTCTTAATATTAGATTTAATCGTGGTTACAAACAAATATGGATATACAAAAGATGATATATTAAGAGTTTATTGGACTAAATGGCAAAAGAACATGGTAAGAATTGGGAAGGAGTGGAATTGATGATTGAATATTTACAAGAATTAAGAGTAAAAGATGAAAACCAAGTAAGAATTATCAATAGTCATATATTCAAAGAAAAATATATGACTGATGATGAATTAGAAGCAAAGAAAGTTGAATTTTCTAAGATAATGAGAGATATTTACTCTTCTGATGGAAAAGAACTAGAAGTCATAGATAATATTATAACAGAGGTGAGATAAATGAAAAAAATATTAATGGTATTATGTTTAATTATGTTATTTGGAGGTTGTGAAGAATTTGGAACAGACAAGGATATTCGATCAACAGCAAGACTGGGAAATAAGTTAGCAGAAAATCAACCTACTCCAAATGATATAGATTATAGTTTAGAAAGATATAATCTAATCCGTAGAACTTATTGGGTAAATGGACAAAGAGAAAAAGCTATT